GGGGAGTACCCACTGTTCATACCACCTGGCGCCCTGTAAAATAAAACAAAGCCCCTTGTAGGGCATCCTAGTGCCGAATCCTTGTGCAAGGACTGGGTAAACGAAAAAGCCCCACCCCCCAATCAACGAGGGGGTGAGGCTAGGCAACAGGCAGGGAATGAAACAGGAGGCAATGATTAACCCCCCGCCCTGGATTACTCCTGGGGCTTACCCAATTGTGCCTTAAATTTTCTTTTCCATTTAGTATAAGTAGATGGAGCTATGTTACATAGTTCGGAAGCGATCTTATATGTGTACCCCTCGTCCCTGAGTTTGTCAATATCGTGAATCGTCTGCATCTGCTCATCCTCTGTTAGGCTCACGGGGGACCTGTTGTCCCTGCTTGGCAGGACGTGTTCCGATGTCCCGAACTCTTCCTCTAGTTCCTCGATGCGCTTCATCTCCTCAGCGATTTTATCATAGGCCCAATCGACGAAGTTCTTTTCGGATTTCCTATCGTTGTAAAACATATCGTTATTAGATTCCATAATTACTTCCATCCTTTCGCTCTCTTGGAGTGCTTCCATCCTCCAGGGTTAATGCCCCATCCAGATATACTTCCAATCTTGTGGTATTTGCAAAGTTCTTTTCTGATAACCTTGCCTAACTCCGAGGCCTCCCTTATTTGAATTGATACTGAGCAGCTGTATTTATCATTCAGAAGTTCTATAAATGATCGGGGGGTGATATGCATAATCTCTCTAAGGTTTTTAGAAATACTCCTGAAGTGCTTAGATGGTCTTCGACCTGATCCTTTGTTAGACATTATTCAAACCTCCCTGTGCAATGATAGAATTTAAAGAGTCCACCTACATCCCTCTGCCCCTCTCGGTTCTTGGCTACGTTGTATATTAACTCCGTGTAAGGGCCGTGACTGTCGTTACCCTTGGAGGAATCGAAGTCACCCTTGGATGGATACATGAGAAGGACTATGTCCGCATCATTCTCAATGTCCCCTGAGTCCTTGAGGTCATAGAGTCTAATCCTTTCACTCTTAGCTCCCTCTCGGTTGACCTGGGCTAGAAGGATAACCGCGATGTTCAGGTCCAGAGCCATCTGCTTTATCTTGTGAGAGATGTCAGCTATGCCTTCGGACTTACCCATCTTCTTACTGTCAAAGGGTATGAGTTGTAGGTAGTCCACTACCACTAGCTTCACGCCCTTCTTGCGGACCAAGTGACGGGCCTGGCTGGTTAGGTCATCAGCGTTTCTAACGCTATGGGATGTGTAAAGGGGTAGCTCCGCGGACTCCTTGACCACCTTCTTGAACCGCTCTTGCTGTTGGTGATTAGCTACTCCGTCCTGAATGTTTCTTACATTGATACCAGAGATGGTCTGTATCATGCGCTTCATTAACTGCTTCCTCGGCATCTCGAATGAGAAGTAAGCCGTGGGTGTGCTGTCCTGCTTCATGGCCTTGGTTGCTATAAATAAAGCCAATGCGGATTTACCGCAGGATGTAGGGGCCGCGAGTGTAAGAACCTCCCCTGCCGCGATGCCACCGTTACCCAAGTATCCATCAAGTCTATCGATGTTAGTCTTTACTACGTCGGGGGAGAAGGTGCCGTCCTGCATCTTCTGGATGTCCTCAAGGATCTCTTCGGCTGAACCAGCTACGGAGAACGTGTCCGTGCCCAAAGTATCAACCTTAAGTATATCATTCTCCAGGGATGCTCTGATCGCCTGGGACTCAGCTGATTCGGACTCAGCTTGTTCTACAGCAACTCGGCACCCACGAATGAGTGACCTGAGCTTACTCTTCTCTGCTACCAGCTTGGCACAATACAGGGCCTGCAAGGGGGTCTCAGCCTCTTCCATTACGGAAAAGATGCCAGACATGCCACCGACCTCTTCGAGGCCCTTGGAGGCTTTTAGATTCTCCTGCAAGGAGATTGCATCCAATGGCTTTCCCTTCTCTACGAGGGACGCTATGGCGCTGAAAAATAACTTGCCCCTGAGGGTATAAAAATCTTCGGGTGTAACAATGACGGAGACCGTATCGTAAACAGAGTAGTCCCCATCCAGGAGACAACAGGCAATTAGTTTGTATTCGGCTTCTTCGTTATGCGGGGGCTTTGTTGTTTCGTTCGTTATCATTTTTAAGTATGTCTAACATAGAACGAAGACATTGACCAATTGCGTTATGTTTGATCAATAAACTTTTAGGAATACCTTTTGTGTCCATACCCTGGTGCAGGTTGATTGTAAGTTCAGTGGCTTCCATCATCTTCTCGTTCATATATTTTGTAGTAATGTTATGTAGTATACTTGACCCCCCTGCAACGTGCAAAAGGGCCAAGCATTCTATCATGCGGAGTTACTCCTTTTCAGCTCTATCGAGCATCCCTATGGCTATCAACGAGTAGCCTATTAGGTCGCGGAATATGTCCTTGGATTGATCGCCTTTAGTAACAACTTTAAGCTGACCATCCGTACAGAAAGCCTTAGCTCTCTGGAATTTGTCCTGCATCCTGATGCAGACTCCAGTAAGAGGATGAACCCCGAACTCAGTTGAGCCATCAAAGTTAGCGAATGGGTTTTCGCAACTCTCACCTCCCGTGTAGTCCGTGTTCTTATTAGCAGTCATCTCCAATATGGATTCAACTTCATCTCGGCGGAACTGGTCCCACCATATCTTATCGAAGTCCTTCACGATTTAGAACGGTGCGTCGTCTATGTTTGGGGTAACAACAGGGACCTCCTGAATATTTTCAGATGCCTCTAGCTGTTTATCCTCAGGCGCGTAGTCCGCGGCTAGGGATAGCAATGGTTGGCCGCTCTTCCCTTGTTTCTTCCACCCCTTGAGGTAGTATAATCCTGGCTTGGTAACGAAAATCTTACCGTTGTAGTCTGGATGGTTTTCTTTCTGCTTGCGGTCATTGATGCCGAGCAGTCCTGTGTTTTCTCTGTATGTTGCCATATGTATGTATTATTATTATTATTGCGGGTTAAAATTCAGTAGTCTTGTTGACGGGCTTAGGACTGTCCTTGCCGTGCTTGTTGGTTGCATCTGGGTCCTTGGTATCATCGATAGCAAAGAGGCCGTTAAGCGCGTATTTACGTGCATAGGAACTAGCAGAGCCAGTGATCTGTGCCTGGTCCATTCCCTTCTTGGTCTCGGCGTGTTCCGCTTCTCCCTTTGAAGATAATAGGTCCGAGGTGTCGGTATCATAAAGAGTTGCTGTCGCTTCAACAAACAACTTGGCACCCTTCTCAACAATTTCATCGGATATAATTAAGCAACAACCCCACTCTGCCAGTAGTGGTTTTAGTGAAGTAAGAATATCTTCGCAGGATCGGTAGCTGTATCCACCGAATTTATTAGTCTGTCCCTTAGGAGCTATCAAAGAGGACTGTATCCCCTGTAGTTTTTTGCGTATGTTTTTATCTGTCATAACTTTGTTTTATTAGTTTACGGTAAAGTTCGGAGCGATGGTTCTGATTGGAACAGTTGTTGATTTCGTCCTCAGTTGCGCCAATGGATTCAAGTTCTAGTGTCTGCTCTTGGGCTGTCAACTTGTTTTTAAACTTGTTTGTAAGTTGTATAAGTCCCACGGGGTGAAGGACATCCAGGGTCTCTTGCTCAAGGTATGCGGCCATCGCATCAAGCACACCAGGTAAGTGTTCCTTCTCTCCCTTGCACATCCTCATGTAGAAGTTCTCCACCTTTCCTAGTAGGCTGTTTGCTTGTCTGGATATAACACCTCGGACCAACCCAGTCTGGTGGTCGTGGTCCAGAACCCAGTCATCTTTTTTTGTGGCAAGGATGGGACAGCACAGGGGCTTGTTGTTTTCTCTGTATTCTTTTATCTTATTTTGAGGTAAGTAAGTCATAATTATTTATTAAGTAATTGTACGGGGAGATTTAGGATGTCGCTCATCTTTACAATGCTGAGTAAATCGCTACGGCCGTTCCTCGTGTATCCTTTATACAATGCATCTGACCCACGGTTAACCTTGTCATCCAGGTTGCACTTCTTACTGGCCATTTCGTAAAGATACTTCCTCTTGATCAGAACAAAATCATCCTGCCTCTCGAAGGCAATGTAATCCACATCCGACGCCAGCCACCCTCGGTCACCCGCAGTGTTCTTGAACTCCAGCCAGACCAGTTCGTCCTGCTCGGAGCTGTCGCTTCTATTGACTCTCTTGCGAGCCTTGACGTCAATCGTCCCCCGTTCGGTGATGTAATCAAAGTGCTTGTATTGCTCCTCAAGGGTTGAGCGCCTGTATTTTATACCTCGTTCATCGAGGATGTCTTGGAAGGATGTCTCGACGTTCTGGCCTCTGTTCCAGCTGGGGCTATCGATAAAATCAAATGTCTTCATGGTGCGGTAGGGGATTGGGTTAGTATTAAGTTACTTCTTCAACGGAAATTATCTTACCCGTGCCACCTCTCTTAAAAACACAGGTGCCAGTCTTGTCGGGGTTTTTCTGTAGTATCAATTTAACTGCATCGCTTGGGTTGTGCGCCCACTTTAATGTCCGACCTACGTATCCCTCTGGCATATCTTTACGGGTGTATTCAATCCTGTATTCAGTCATCGAATACCACGGTGAATCCTGCGCCAGCGTTCACACCAATGACATTGTAATCAATCCATTCCATTGCCTCCAGGTCTGTCATGCCGTCATCGGACATAAAGATGTCCACCATCTTACTGTGCAGGTAGCACAATTGTCCTCCGTGATCTACGCCAATGACCGCCTCGTCGAGGCCGTCGAATCGGATTGCATTCGGGTCACAGCAATCCAAGTAGTATTCTATATCCTGAGTATTTTTTGTATCCATTACATTCTAAGTAGCCAATAAAGTTCAGCACACTTCCTCGCTATCTTGATGCCTTCCTCCATTTGTTTTTGTCCCCACTCCTTGTGGTAGTGCTTCTTCGTTTCGCAATCAACTATAACGGATATGCAGGAGGGCAGGTATTGAAGATCGTGTTCCTTCATTAGCATAAATGCTTCTACTGCAAGCTGTTGGCAATCCTTGTCATAGGTCTTAGCCTTGCCCTTCGTGTTAGTCCTGCACTTGTAGTCCGCTAGAAAAACTTTGCCCTCGGAGTCATGGCCGATGAAGTCCACGCTCCCCGCAATCTTGATTCGGTTATTCGCTATGATGCGCTCACAGGCTATTGGCTTAACGCCATTGTCCCGAACCCACTCCACGAATGGCATCGCCCACTCGTCCCATGCACTGGGCTGTGGCTGATCCTCGGCTCCCAAGAATTCGTATTGAATATGATCCTCAATAACCTTGTGGACTGTCGTGCCGAACGTGGAGGATTCAATCGTGTCCCCCGTAATCGGGTGCGTCCTTGTGCCGTAGGTCAAACGCTCAATCTCCTGCCATACTAGGTTCGGATACTCTCTTGCTAGGGAGGTGATCATCCTGGGCTTGTAGATGCCGTCAAGGAATGCGTCCTTTACTATCCCTAGCACGGTGGTCACCGATGGGTAGACCTTGTGTTGCTTCCGAGCCTTTGCGGGCGTCTCGATATCTGGTTCAAATTCTGGGTTCAGGACGTCGTTGCAATTGTAGAAGTGAGCCATAATATTTTTTGAAAAAAAAGGGTGAAGGGCTATAAAAGCCCCCCACCCTATCGGTGTCAACCCCCTTATGTGGGTTCAGATTTCGTCTTG